TATATACATCCTGACATTCAGTTTCAACAATTCTTCCCCAATCTCTCCCCCAATCAACCATTTGATGGGCAATATTTGCAGCTATCTTTTTAACAGCTTTTCTTTCAAATGTGCCGTTTAATATTTCATCATGTATAGTTTTTCGCGCTTTAGCGGCTTCCTGTGCTGCTAAAAAATTTAGCTCTTCCGATGCCACAGAAGCCTGAACATCGTTCCTTATTCTTTCCCCTAGACCCTTTATATGGGTATATGTTTTGTCAGCCGCTACTTTATAAAAAGCCATCTCGACTGTGGTAGGTGCTAATGCTCCCATATTATTCAGAAACTTTTCAAAATCAGAATAAGACAAAGAAGCAGTAGATTTTGGACCAATAGCAGCGGCCAATTTACCAAATAAAAAGGCCTGATAATGCGAAGGAAATTTAGGAATGAGTTTTACCAAATCCACACCTTTCTTTTTAAGTAACGTAATGTCTTCTTGAGTAAGGTAATCCTTACCCAAAGTCTCAGCAATCAATTTCGCTATTGTAAAGTGAATATTGCTAAATATACGCTGTATTTCTGTAGCTGTGAACAACATTACATTTTACTCTTTTGTATTTCAACCATCGTTTTCACCAAATTTTCAAACAACTGCCCAGCATTAAAAGAATGTTTAGCCTTTGCTTCATATTGCCCCTGAATTTTAGGGTACCTCAGTGGATCAACATGATGATGAATTTTAGGAACCTTTGGAACTGGAATATCCATTTACTTTTTCTTTAACTGATCATCAATAAAACTAAAAGCTTTTTCAAGAATGGGGTTACTCACCGATTTGTTCAACATTGCATCGATTTCAGGGTCTCCTGTGCTAGTTTCATCATTTTCATCGGCAATATTATTCATCATATCTCCACCCATCATTTTAGCCTGTTGAGCAGATTGGTAAACCTGATTCAATATAGTATCCTTTTCAGGATTGAACTTTCGGCCTGAATACTTTTCAAACATATCTTCAAGGCTGACAAATCCAGCCTCAGATTTCTTTTTATCCAAATCAACCTGAGTAGCTTCATCCTCTATTTCTATACCAGTAAACACCAACTCCAATCTATCATCAATTTCACTGATAATATATTTATTCAATATATTCTGATAAAATATCAGTAGTGGAGTTAAACCTTTCTGTTTCGAATGATCAAGCCTTTCACGCTGTCCTTCCGGCCCCCATACTCTAGCAGCGTCCTGAAATTGAAAACCCAGTTCAGAGGGGTCCATACGATATACAGCACATACAAGAACCATTAGGAATTTAATCCATTCTGTAAACTCCATGTCACGGTTAGTCTGTTGTAAATCTATCCACTCTAAATCTATGCCCTGAATCACTGGTATTTTATGAGAATTATACACAGTACTCATGGTTTGTTTCCATTCCTGACGAAATTCATTGAGGGTACCCCCATCAATATTCTGGTTCTTTACATTAATAAACCCTTTAGGCTGACTTCCCTGTTTAAAAAAGTTACCGTTATACTGCATACCCCATAACACCCATGTAACTATCTCCATAAGTGTTTCAAGCTCGCTACAACCATAACCATTACGCAGTACATTTGAAGTTTTATTCCGAATACCATAGCCCAATTCCCACGGATAAAAGGCTACATATTCATTTGTTACCGGGTGACGAATAATTTGACCATCCCAAACCATCGCGTACCGAGGTAAATAACCATGCCATCTGAATTGTTCAAACATTTGGGAATAACGGGGGTCATTCGTATCCAACTGTCTAATTAATGCCCCATCAACAGCACGGTATTTTTTAACTTCAAAATTTCTTGCCCGAACAACTTCAAAGCAAAGTTGATCTAATCTAAGAGAATCATTCAATACCTTACGGGTGAATTCTTGAAAATTATCTTCACATTCCCATTTATCATTTTCACCCCCATCTTCAAGAAACTTAACGATATACTCCACTTTTCTCATGTCTTCCTTTGACATTTCCTTCTTAGTGTTGACATCAGCTTCTACCCCGGGGGTTTGTTTATACCTTATCTTGTAGCCCGGCTTTTGGTCGTCGTTACTATATTTCAAGAAATTTTGAACCTGTTCAATACGAGTGTTAATAACCGCTTTGATTATAAAAATATCCCCCATGCGGTTAAGAGTGTTGAAAGTAACACCATTATTAGGATCACGGTATCCCTTACCAGTAAACCCAATTTCTGAGGGGTTCCAAAGTATTGACTTGATGTCTGGCTGCGGAAGCTTACGTCCGTATTTCCTTTGCTCAGCCAAAAATGACTGTGCCTTTACAACTTCCTCAAAAGATTCTGACGTAAGCGATTTTTCTATCCTATTACGCAAAGCAATTGGAGCAGCTTTAGCCAGTATTTCAAGGTCGTGTAAAGACATGCCGTCAAAATCTTCTACAGGGAATTGATTTGAATTCCCTGTAGATATCTGTGTTTTAGGACGCTGTCTTTTTCTGCTCATATTAAATTGTTCCAGGAGTTACAAAAGTTTGAGCTTCATATACTCGGCCACTAAAAATCATTCTGATCTTTAACCAAGTTACTTTGGCAGGCCGCATGATACCCAAATCTTTTACAATCTCAAACATTAAATATTGTGATGCTTTAGCAGTAAGAGTTTTCTTATCCTCACTCAATTCACCTATTGAAGAAACATTGCCTCGGAATTCCAATTGTGTATCATCCGCAAATACTTGTACATCATAAGTAGCATCCTTATTGGCTTCATCAGCCACTTGTTTTTCAAATTTAGCCACCAACCACGGCAATGAATCTTTTGATTCAGAATACGGATATTCTTCAACGTATGAGGCAGGTACAACACTGTTATAAGTAGCTTCATTGAAAGCCACACCCAGTGATAGCCCAAAAATGGTTCCAATCATTTCAGGTTCACCCTCACTGAAATCAACCGATTCGTCAATAATAAGTTGATTTCCCTCATAACACTCAACTTTACATTTACAAACTTTTGCGGCGTTCAGCATCATAGGAATGGTCACTTCGTCACCCATCTTAAATGGCAATCCAGCTTCAATAATACTACCATAATTTTTTCCAATAAGCCCGGTCACCATAAAATTATTGATTTCTCCTAAGCCATCAGTTTCAACAGTTACCGTTTCAACACCTTTGGTATAAACATATTTTTTCATGACATTTTGATTAAATTCTTAATCCATTTATTTTAGATACAAACTTACAAAAAAAGTGTTAAGGAATAAAGCACATTATCTTAATCAGATACCACAATAAAATCTTCATCTACATTGAATGACAACCCATGTTTATCAGCAAATTTTTTAAGCCTTTCTTCAAGAATTTTAGCATGTTTTCCATGGTTAGTTTTCATAAATTCATTTCTTGTCAAAACTTTTGTTCCTCCATCACCATACGCTTTTGATGATCCTTTAAAAGTTACATTCAATCCTCCTTGAGTACCAATCCAAACATCAGCATCAACTGATCCACTTGACAAATCCCCATTTTTGCGTAATTTGCTAATTGAATTTTTAATATCTTCAATAGTATCCTTATCGCCAGCTTTCATTTGCCTTTCAACATCGTCGATTTCGTGTTGTTTTTTGTTCATATCCCTACGAAATTCAGCCCGTTCATTAAAATCTTTCCAAGCTTTTCCTCTTTCACGAAGCCCGTGAATTTGTTCCATTTCACGCAACTCCTTTTGTAAACGGGATTTCTTTTCTGATAAACTTTCGTCAGCTTTATCTGATCCTTTCTGTTCTTTGAAAAACTTCTTTATAGAATCCTCAAACATAGAAGACTGAGAACCAAAAGTTTTGATTACTTTACCTTCAACCATATCCCAAATTTTCAGGTTACCCCACTTTTCCAATTCAAGACTCAAATCTCCTAAAAGATGATCATTTTCACCATTATCTAAAGTGCCCCATGTTCCAGCCTCAGTTTTCCCCATTTTAATTTTCCACCAACTGCATCATCTAAAATACTTTTAGCTTACTTAATGACACTCGATTGGTTTTTACGAACCTCTTTTAAAGTATCTTTAGCTGCCTGTTTATCATTATCACTCATCGTTTTTTTTTTATCACGCTTAGCCAATTCCCCTTTAACCTTCATGATTGCATACAATTTTTCTGCTCTACGTGATTTAGGAAGATCGTCAAACTGACGGTTGAAATCCTCAACCATACCGCGTTCCATTTTACGCAAACCCTCAGTATCAATTCTTGAAATATCTCCCCACGCTTCATCTGCTGAGCGTTTCATTTTACCGGACAGGTATTTTTTCAAATTTACCTTTCCACTATTTGGGATGTCTTCAAATTTTACCCGGGTATAAACCTGTTCTGATTCCTTTTCTTCTGATGGTTTTGAATCTGTATTTTCCTTTTTAACTGATTCCTTTTTATCAGTTTTCTTTTTCACATCAGCTTCACGAGCCTTTTCTTCTTCTGATTTTTCACCA